GGGCGCCACTACGATCTTTAACAACGCAATACGTTGTGTTGCTCCCGTTCGCCCTGCCCAAAACCATTAGCTCATCTGTGGTGCTATAAGCCATTCTTTGACGGTCTTGATTACTGCCTTCTACAATAACCTTTGGCCCTAATGTAAAATATGGGTCGCCGTTAGAGTCCAGCTTGAACTCCTGCATAGTTATTTGACTTCCGGTTGTTCGCTCCCCGATTAAGACGTTTGTGTTAGTCGTAGAGTTGTATACAAAAGTTGGCTCTACAATTGTGTAGTAGTTTCCAGAAGCATCTGCTCCTGTCAGCCACGAAGTCCACGGCCTCCAAGTGACAGTTGTTCCGCTTATTGATCCACTGGTCAGAAATGTGCCTTGAAATTCATTTGCATTACTTGCTTCCGCAGTGAGCGCCACAAGGCGACTAGCGGAAACGTCATACCCTATAGTGGCGCTATAAGGGTCATAATTTCCTTCACTGTTAATTGCTGGTAACTCAACGGGGGTAGCAAAGCTAATAGAGTTATCACTGTTGTTTACAGTGCCAACGACTGAATACAACCGGAAACTTTTTTCGTAGATTGCAACAACCTTATTATTACTTGAGTCAAATGTAGCACCATGAAGGGTGCCGACAGAGCCACTGCTGTCTGCCGCCACCGCCGTGCCAGCCGTTATGCTCATGTCGCTATTGCTTGCTTGCAATACACAGCCGTTAAGATTGCCATTACCTGTTGCAGTCTTGTAAAACACAACCGTGCGCTGGGCGTTTGAGTCATAAACAAGGCGATTGTCGCCGGTCGCTGAAGAGTGATATGTCGTTAATGCCCCAGCGGCATAAGTAGTGCCGCTGTTGCGATAGACCACTGAAGCCTTACCGTAATTTGACCCATCAGCGTAAGCAATCACGAATACGTCTTCCGTGGTGTCGTAAATAACGCATTGCGATGTCTGAGTTCCACTACTGTCAATGCTAGCGGCGGCACCATTACTTACCGTATTTGCGGACGGGTCAACAATGAGAGAATAAGCTCTATTGGTAGAGCCAACCTTTGAAAATGCAAGGAAATGATCCAAGTCAGGATTGTAAGCAATGCCTATGTTTAGACCGGGATCGCTTGACGTATATGTAAAGTCTGCGCCCTTTAGATAGGTACTGCCTGTTACCTTTTTTGCTTTTCCTGCGGATGTAATGATACAGGGGTCGCCATTTGCAATAGCGCCATCGGCAGTAGCAGTGATAGTCGGAGCAGCGTTAACAGTCGTAAAACTTAACTTTCCAGATCCGTCTGTTTTAAGCAGTTGTCCAGCAGAGCCATCAGCATTAGGAAGCTCTAGGGTATAAGTAGCCCCCGCTGAGTGAGGTGGGCCTTTAAGAGTTACACCGTGAGTATTAGACTCACAATTAAAACGAATTGCACCGGCATTTGTATTACCGTATAGCTCTGTGTAGTTAGTGCCACTTGGCGCAAGCCTTACGTTACCCGGAACAGTAATGTTCCCTGTAAGTTGTGTAGCCGCAATAGATAGTGCCGCTTGGTGTTGCGTGACGCTAGATTGAGTAATGTTTGCATCAGGCACATTAGCCCACGTTACAACAGCGCTAAGATCGTTTACCTCTGAAATAGCAGGAATAGTAGCCGCTACGTAGTCAATAACAGCGGCGTTGGTAGGAATCTGATTATCTACATCTGAAAATGTTTCAGACGAAAGTGTAACTGCGCCAGCATCAAGTTGTGAAAACGTAACACTAAGACCGGATAAGTTAAGAGTTCCGCTTGCAGTTAGGTTTGTAAAAGTACCGGCGGCGGCTGAATTAGCGCCTATCGTTGTGCCATCAATAGCCCCTGCGTTTATATCAACAGTAGGGATGGTAACTGTGCCGGTAAAAGTAGGACTTGCTGTATCAGACTTCGTAGCAATCGCAGTCGATATAGCATCAAATTCTGTTTCAAACTCTGTGCCGCGAACAACCTTGTTGGTATCGCCACCAGGAAGCGTGTCTTTAGCCGCAAAGTCAGTAGTCTTAGTGTAGTTAGCCATTGGTAGTTCCCAGCCTGAAAAGAAGAAAGGGGGCCGAAGCCCCCGTTTGGATTAGGCAGATGGTACTGCCAGAACAAATCCAGCTTCAGGACGATACACCTGGACACCGTAAAGGGTGTCTGCGGTGTAAAGAGTAGACAAGTACTCTTGCTTGTACTGAGTCTGCGAACGAACGGCAAGTTGCTCTGCCATAACGACTGCTTCAGTGTGGAACAGCAGCGCTGCACGAGTGTCAACACTAGATGCAGTGTTATCAGCCGCCGCCTCGATTGTTCGGCAGTTTGCAGAAACGTAAACATCTACGCCATACAAGTTACCAATCAAGCCGTTGTTGACTGTACCGCCAGAAACAAAGTCTGATGATACATACCGATCGATACCCATAATCGCTTTGCGCGTTGCGGGAGGAACGATCAGGTTGCGACCTTCCATCGGTACATTGTTGTCATCCATCTTCTGGATCATGTCGCGGAAAAAAGCATCCGTGAACTCATCACCAGCTACCAGAGTGTCATCAGTGTACTGAGTGGTAGTGCCGTTGTCGTTGAAGAAACAACCAGTGTGCTGGTAGTCAGTAGCAGCAGGGCTAAATACAACAGCGCCACCATCACCAAAACCAGTACCAGCCGCATGAAGGTCATTGTCAACCTGTACAGCCAGCGAATAACCAGCGTCTTCAGTATAGAACTGACGCAAAGATCCAAGTGCTTGAACCTCTACGATGTCCTCAATCAGACGCGAGTATTCAAAGTGCCGGTTAATAGTAACCTGCAGCTCTGACTCTGTGTTGGCAATGATCGTTACCGCAGTATCAGCCGCCTTAGCGTTGGCATCACCACGAGTAGGCTTAGGGATATGAATAACGTCACCCTTCTTGCCATTCATAGCGATACGCTTGACAAGGGGAGCCATTTTCAAGTTCTTTTGATAAGAGGCAATAATCTCATCTGACCAGATTTCTGGTACAAATGTTGCCGCTTCTGTTAAGGCGGTATTACCTGACGCGCCGGGATAAGTTGCTGTAGCCATGATAAATCTCCTTTAAGGCTATTTAACGCGACCCTCGGCGTAGGCTCTCAGCAATTCATCTGAAAGACTTTGATAACGCTCTGGGTCATCTCGCATAAGTTTTACAATGTCAGCGCGACGATAGACCTTCTTCCTTGTCCCCTCTGTGGAACCGCGAGCGTTACCAGTGTTTGCAGACTTCACAGTATTCTTACGAGCCGCCAGTTCTGCGTTAGCAGTCTGTTGGACAACCTGATTACGTTCTTTGTAAAGCGTAAACAGTTCATCCGCAGCGTCATAGTCATACCGTTGGTCGGCATCCACAAATAACTTTGTCCTAACCTTTGACCCTTTAATCCACTCGGCAAACTTAGGGTCTTGCAGTATCGTTTCCATCTCTGGGTGTTTGGACTTCAACTGTGCAAGAGTGGCCTGTTGTTTGTACTGTTGAGTGTAAGCCTCCGCTTCCTTGATCTTGGGGTGGTTAGCAATACGGCTATCCACAGCTTTTTGAGGATCAACAAAGAAATCAACATCTTCGCTATCGTCTACTTGCTGTTGCTCAGGTGCTTCTTTAGCCGAGAGTTCTGTCTGGATGTAGTTGTCAACCACTTCCCGCAATTCGTTTAGTTCCTTTCTGGAGCTACCTACCTCTGCACTGTGTTGGTTGAAAATCTTTTCAACCTCTTGGTGCATTTGCACAACTTCCTTGAAAGACTTATTGCGGTATTTTTCCGGTACATCAGAATCATCTTGAGATTGCTCCTCTACAGGCGTCTCAACAGCCTCTACGGCCGACCCCTCCGGTAACGTGGTGTCCTCCTCATCTGGACGCTCATCAATAATTGTCGCTCTTGACATCACTTAACTTAACCCCGCCTTATCAAAGGTTGTGGAGATATTTAAAGTTCGCCCGCCTCTCGACGAGCTTCTCTTCCTCTTCGTCCCGCTTCCTCATGTTCGCGTACCCACTTCATGTGGCGTCCGGGAAAATCCCCGGTAGATCCATCTAGCACGAACGGAGTCGCCGAAACGACCTTCGTAGCTACAGCGCCGCAACCGCACCTATGGGTTGTGGTTGTGCTGTCTACAAATTCTTCAAACAAATGACCGTTTTCACACCTAAAGTCAAAAACCCTAATCATCTGTTCCTACCAAATCGTCATAACTGTTGTTTATTGAATCTTCAAACTGCAACAGATATACCAATACTTCTAGCTGGCCCTGCCTAAAAAACAGGTCTTCAGCGTCTTTTACCATCGCGACATTATTAATAGCCGCCGCGTTCTGTGTCAACTCTTCGGTTAGCTGTTTCCAGCCATCGCTTCTAAATAAATCAAAGTAATCGTTGTAATACTTTTCATCTTCACGATTCATCAGGCTTTCTTTTTCCTTCTTCTGCCAGATGCAGTAACCGCATACTTAATAGCTTTTGGCCCTTTCTTCTTGCGTTTCGCCGCCTCTTTTTCTGCCTTGGTCATCTTGGCAGCTACAGCCTTGGGTCTACAAGCTGGATAAGGACGCTTAGAACCCTTGGCTTTTTTACGGCCACACTTCTTGCCGGTCTTAATATCAACCCAATCTTCTTTAAACCATTTAGTCAAACCACCTTTTGGCTTAGCCATACGTTCCGCCACGCTTCTTGTATTCCCGCACCAGCCACGCATTAGCGTAAGCACTAGGATATACGTCAAATTTACGCTTGGCCGCAGCTTTAACCCTAGAGTAAAGAGCCTTGTTCTTTACATTATCGGGTATAGAGCCTTTCTTCTTGGCCTTGGGTTTAGCTTTTTTTCTTGCCACGTTTTCTTAGCCTCTTCAAATCAGCACCAGTAATTTTGTCCCTTGGCGGGGCAACCCTAGCCAGCTTCTTTTGCTTGGCAGAATACTTAGCTTTAGGCATCACTTCTTCGCCTTTTTCTTGGCTTTCTTCTTCTTCTTTTTAGCTGGTTTAGACTTGTACGCACCCATTCCATAACCCATAGCAGCCTCCTATTTGCCTTTATGGACTTTCTGAACCTTAAAATCTGCTGATTGAGAAGCGCCTTTGTGTGGCTTGTATCCCCCAGGTGGATTCTTCATCAGCTTGTATTCTTTGCCATCTTTCATCCAATGATAGCCTTTTGGTGCTTTAACCTTCATACCATCACCACTTTTTGCACGACCAATATCGTGCCGTCAGTTTACTAGGTGGGCTTGTATCACACTTGTGCCTAGCTCGAAATGACTTACGCCTAGCCGGTTGGCTCTTTTTAATTGTCATCTTGGCATCACCAAACCTAATCGTCTTGGTCTTGTCCCCCACCTTCGCCACTACCACGAACTTCTTGGTTGGGTGGCTCGGGGTTCGTTTCGGCTTGTTGTATCCGCTTACGCCCACGCGTGCCAGCTTTGGATCTTTTTTCGTAGCCATCAAGCCTTTCCTCTAAATGGTCTAATTGTTGCTTCAATTCCTTCAAACGATCAGATTGTTCTTTAAAGGCATCATTTACCTGGCTAAACAAAGCATTTAACTCTGTCTGCGTCATTAACATTTATGACACCTCAACCCAAGAAGTAGAATCTTCGTCCCATATGTACTTTTTGCCATCTGTTGGCATCTCGTTTGGCGCAGACCACAAACATGTAGCGTCATCTAAAACCCAGCTAGCATAAGGCTTGGGAGGAACAAAAGCGTCTCTAGACGAATCATAAGTATACCCAGCACTAGCAAAGTTTTTTCTTATGGTTGCATTATAAGAGGTTTGTTTCCATGTACCTCCAAACAAATCGCGGCAAAACGTCTCTCCTAGCGACTCTTGCTCATCGCCGTTTTCATCCACTAGCACATTATTATTAACTGCAATTACTCGCAAAATTATGTTGTCAGTGCCAATTTCTGCAAAATATGCCATTAGAACGTAATACTCCCCGAGCCAGTAAACTTGTAAATGTTATACGAGCCGTCCGTGCTAGTCGTTGGCGAACCTGTAGTTGCGGACGCAGTTGATAATGTTTTTAATATAACAACGCCAGAGCCTCCTGCTCCTGATGTGTTGTTGTATTCTGAAGCTCCACCACCACCGCCGCCAGTGTTTGCTGTCGCCGCTGTCCCGTTTTGCCCATTTGTCGCGCCATCACCGCCACCGCCAGAGCCTCCTGAGCCCGGTGATCGCGGATTAGGGTGCGTTGCTCCACCGCCGCCGCCTGCATAGTATGTTGCTGTTCCTGTGATAGAGCTTTGTACGCCTACGCCGCCATCGCCGCCGTTTGCTCCACCGCCAGTGTTGTAATCATCACCAACGCCACCAGCACCACCGCCACCACCAGCCACATCATTATTTGTACTGTTATCAATACCACCGGAACCTCCGGCGTACCCCTGCCCCGAAACCCCAGTACCTCCAGAGTTTGCTCCAGCGGTTCCAGAAACACCGCCTCCTCCGCCAGAGCCACCATTTCTGCCGTTTTGGCCGTATCCGCCACCGCCTCCACCGCCTGTTGTAGAGACAGTGGTAAATCCTGTGGCAGCAATAGAGCTTGCAGAGCCATCATTTCCAACCGCGCCACTTCCGACTACACCGCTACCACCACCCCCAACAGTTACAGTAACAGCCACCGATGAAGATAAATTATTCCATGTGCCAGTTAATAAGCCACCAGCCCCGCCACCACCACCAGACTGAGATCCGCCGGACGCCCCACCAGCAACCACCAAATACTCTACAGAATGACCTGATATTGGCCAGTTATCGCCGCTTTTTGCTACGTATTGCTCTTGTAAAGACCATACACCGCTGGCATTAGAAGAACTTGGATATTGAGCCATTTAACTCAGCTCCTCATAAGAACAAACGGCCTGCAAATCGCTTGCAGCACTAGCCGTCAAACGCAAGGCATCACCCTCTTCTAAGGATATTGGTTTTGAAAGAACATCTAAGGTTGCATCAGCAGGGACGCGAATTGTTTTTGCAACATGATATGCGGTCGATGATCTATAAATGTCTATGGAAATGTCAGCACTATCTGATCCATCAACATTAGAAATATACAAAGCATTTACTTTAAAAACCTTTCCACTGCTCGCAGAATTGGTAACTATTGCTGTTGCTGATGTTCCAACGGCCTGCACGGCTGTTTTCATGGTAATTGTAGCTACATTGACAATGTTAGGCGCTGCCATTTTATCCTCCGAATATCATCGCCATTGCAATGGCTTTACCTGTTGTAATACCACCACCGCCACCACTTTGGGTAACCCAGCTTAGGTTTCCAGATCCATCTGTTTTAAGTACCTGGTTGGCACTACCGTCATCATTAGGAAGCGTAAGAGTATAAGACGCTCCTGCACTATGAGGCGGGCCTTTAATAGTAATTCCGTGGCTATTTTGCTCGCAGTTCAGCTTAAACTGACCAGCCCCCCGGGTTGCGTTACCTTTAAATACCGCTACGCCAGAGCCGTTAGGGTCTAGGTCAATATCAGCATTGCTAGTAGTAACTATGCCGTTACCGTTTAAATCCAGGTTGCCGCCTAACTGCGGGCTAGTGTCTTCAGAAAGATTGGCAAGTTTTGCGTCTAGCGCGGCTTGAAGGCCATCGACGTTAGAAATAACATGGTTATGCGAGTCATCAGCAATTGTAACGGCAATGCTAGTTGTCCCCGATCCTGAAACATCACCACTTAATGTAATTGTCTGGTTAGCAGTTATGTATCCCTTGCCGTTAATACGGTCATCAATGGCGGCAGCAGTCATTAATTGAGAATCTGAGTCTGCAAAGGTTTCTGATGACAACAATACCGCGCCTGCGGCAATATCAGAAAATGCTACGGACGTTAAATATGTAGACAAATCAGGCGGGGTATAAGTAAACACTCCGCTGCTATTGTTATAAGCTATTCCACCATCACCGCTTGCGCTGGCTTCTGACCCAACAGATAGGTCAGTTAAAGCTATTCCACTAACCTGGCTCCCACCGGTCAAAAGGTTGCCACTGCTTGCGGTTAAGGTAACCTGATCTGATCCAGAGCCAATCTTTAAAGAATCAACAATAACTCCGCCACTATCGGAGCTAATGGTTTTAGAACCTAACGTAATAGACGAGCCACTAAGGTAGAGGTCACGAAACTTTTTGCTAGACGATCCCAAATCGTAGGCTTCATTGGTATCTGGAATAATGCTTTCACCAATTGATGACAGGGTAACTCCGCCGCCGCCACCGCCCGAAACAGTGCCGGGCTGAAAACGATTATTTGCAGCATTCCATACTAGTGCCTGACCATTTGACGGCGGGCTATCTGTAACATTTACATCAGTAAGATCATTGATTCTTGTAGCACCACGGTGCAGAACAAAACTACCTTTGTTTTTGCCCTTGCCTTCTGTTTTAACTACAGGAAGCGAAACCGTCTTCTCTGAACCATCTGAAAACGTAAACGTAAGGCTTCCGTCAATGTTGTCGCTTTTAACATTAGAAACGCCCGCCCCTTTAGCTCCTTGCGGGCCTTGGGGGCCTTGGGGGCCTTGTGGCCCAGCTTCGCCTTTTAAGCCTGCTGGTCCTGTTTTGCCCGTTGGCCCTTGAATGCCTTGCGGGCCTTGAGGGCCTTCTGGACCTTGCTCTCCCTTAATATCGCCAAGTTCTGTGGCTATTTTTGCAAGGGCGGCTGCAACAACTAACTCAGACATAACTTATCCCATCAACTGATTGAGGAGCTTTTGCTCAAGTTCTTTTTCCGCGCTATTGTCAGGCGGAGTTAGCTTTGGCTGATTTTTAACCTGAAGCTCCTTTTCTTTTAACAGCGTATTGGCAACCTTTAGCCTGCGCTCAAACTCTCGGTCTTCCTCGTTGCCTTCCTTCAAATTCTTTGTAACAGCTTCGATCTTTTCAATTTCAAGCTCTTCTGGGGCCAGCTGAGCTTCTACTGCCAGTTTGCCTGCTCTCGCCTGCGATTCTTGAGCCTGAGCATTGAGTGCTGCAGCCTGACTTTGCTGAAGCGCAAGTTGTACCTGCTGTGCCTGCATCGCCATCTGCTGAGCCTGTGGGTTGGGTTGTGCCGCTTGTTGCATAGCCGCAATCAACTGCTCACGGTTATTAAGGTTCATGTTTTCAATAATGCTTTGCATCAGTATTGAATAAGCAGGGCTGTCCTGTTGCATTGTCTGAAGCAACTGTACTAGCTGTGAAACCTCATATTCCCTAGCAATAATCCCCAAAGTACTGGTAGCGACAAACTTATAGTCCGCTACAGGGTAATTCTCAGGGTCAAACTGCATATAACGGTGTGCAGCCTTGGTTACAAAGGGCAGGAGGAAGGACTGCTGGAAGTTAATAAGAGTACGCTTATGGCGCTTGATAATAGCGCCGAGAGACATACTGATGCCAGCGGCCGTTGCTTCACCATTAACCTGGCCTGCGATTCCAGCAGAATCAACCGCCCCTGTAGCCTGTTGAACCATTTGCTGTAGCGCGGCGGCTTGACCAAACGTAATCTGACTGACTTGCCCGAAGTTGAACGGCTGAAGTACTTCACGCGGATCTCCGTTGGTTAAGATCATCTTGCCGGGGCGTACTTCCGGTTTAGCCCCTCTAGGAAGCCGTGTAGCGTCCACAGCGAGCATTGGATGGATAGTTAGACTTAGGGCATCAATTCTTGCCCTAAGCTCCGTATCAAGCGCCTTCTGGCTGTTATAACCCTTCTCACAGACACCACGGCCCCAGAATCGTCCCGGCACTACATCCCAAGGAAATGCCACAACGGGACGGTCGTTCATCATGTAGGGGTTAGCTTCAGCCTTAAGCAATACGCCACCGTTGGCAATCACGACAATTGCCTCGACGTACATCGAGTCTTCTTCTACCTCTACGTCTTCCTTTTCCAGAAGATCTCTAGGTACAAGGCCGTAGTATTTAGTCAGCCGAACCTTGTCATCGTTGTAAATGGTTAGGTCTTGATCGGGTTCCAAATCGGTATCTGGGGCAGCTGATTCGATCATCGCCTCACGATACACACCCTGTTCTTGAAGTATCTCAACACTATGGCGGCTGACAAACTCATCGACCGCCACACCGTAGGCATCCTCAACTGAGGTAGCTACGGGGTCTATTAGGAAGTTTTGAGGTAATACCGGCTTGAGCTTTACAACTACACGGTCGGTAATGTTGACGCCAACAGCCTGAAGATCACCGCCCATAATCGGTTCGGTAGCAGGGGCCATTTCCTTAACTTCTTCTAGGACTATTTCACCAACGCCCGTACCAAATACGGCTGAGTTAATCAGGCATTCCGCTACAGCTTTACGAATCTTGCAGGCTTCAAAATCTTCAGACAGCTTGTTTCGTAAAAACAAAGCGTCTTGCTTTTGTGCATCAGCTACATCATCGGCAATATCAAAGAATTTGCCACGACCAAATGTAGCTTCTTCCAGTTCTGCAACATTGGACTCTACGGCCTGCTGCAAAGCTGGAGATATAATCCTTGATCGTTCTGAAGCCCTTTGAGAATCCTCTGGACTCCACTGACCACGCCAAAGCCTGTAGTACTCATCAAAGCGGTCTTCGTAATTGGATTCGTAATAATCGCGCCAATCATCACATTTGTTAATAACCCAAGCCTCAATAGACTGTTCGGCCATTAACGGGTCTGGGCTGTAGTCATCTGCCATTTTAGTATCCCGCTACCACATCCAAGATTTCGTGGTCTTCGATTTCATATTCATAGTCGTAGGCTACTTCAGCCAGCTGATCTATGTACGCCAACGCATCAATCAGGTCATCATGCGTCAAAGCATCTGGAAACTGAAACAACTGGTCAAGGAACTTAACATTCCATTCGCCTTGATTTAAAGTGATATAACCGTTTTCAAACCTTCCTTGTAAGGCCCACATCACCCGGTCAGTCTTTTTCTTGTTTCCGTGCGTTAATTCCTCAACCCTAAAAAACGTACCATACCGCTTCATCAAGTCAGAAAGCGGCGACATTACTGCTTGTTTGGCGATTCCTTTTTCGATTCCGACACTGACGGGTCGATAGTCACGGACGGCTTGAAAAATCTTCGTAGCCGTCTCATCAAGGCCCCAGCGACCGTAGATAATGTTTTCCACAAACCAGCCATTCTCATTCACCTTTGCGACTGCAATCGCAGTATCGTCCAGTTTTGTATTCTTGGTTCGTTTCTTGTTGACATCCTCAAAGCCAGCCAGGTCAACAGCGATGTAGTAATCGCCCTCTTCAGGCTCTTCCCCGAATCTAACCCACTCTTCTTTGAACATTTCAGAGCCTCTAGCTTCAAATGAAGCCATAAACTCCTGCCTGAAGGCGTAACTAGACATGGATTTCTTGGCAATGTCAATTTCGCCAGAATCCAACATAGAATTATCGTAACTCGTAAAGTGCCAAGCCTTATAGGTTTCGTCATCACCTAGCTCGGCATACTTGTATAGCTCGTAAAAATGGTTACGGCCCATTGGGGTTCCAATAAACAACGCGCTACCTTTCTGGTCTGCCAAGGCGGGTCTGAGGATCTGCTCCCAGACATCGGGCTTCATGTCGGCATATTCATCCATGACAAGAAAGCCTAATGACACGCCACGCATGGTTTCGGGTCTATCAGCACCCTTGAGGCTAATCATTGTGCCGTTAACCAGTTTGATCTGAAGATTATTGATGTGCGAGCCAGCAATAACAGGATGGCCCAGTTCCATCAGGGTTTGCCACATAATGTCGCGGGCTTGGCCCTGTGTTGGTGCAACGTAGAAAACCTGGCCCTTTTCAGTCTGTAATGCGTTGATAATCAGAAGCCATGCGGCTAATCGGGACTTTCCGGTGCGTCTGCCTGCAGCGACTACTTTAAAACGGGTAGTATCGTGAAAAACCTCTTCCTGCCACGGCAATAGACTGACGTTAAGCTCAGCCATTATTCTTTTTTGCCCAAAAATAGACCAAACGCACCAGTTAAGGCCCCTGTCATGACCGAAACCAGTGCAGCCTGCTCAGGATTGGGGTCAGGAAGGGACATAAACCACTCTACAGTACGGTAAGTCATAGCAATCATTGCAAACATTAGCAATCTTGGGATTATTCGCCATGCGTTTAGCTGTTCAGGAGTCATCAGTAAAGCCACACTACTGCGTTTGAATCTCGTATATCAACATGAATAAAAGTTTTTGCCACGCCAATACCCGAAAAACCCATCTCAAAGGCGTAATTAAGCAAAATAAAGCGTTCAGCGCCATTATTGACCTTAATATCTGCTGCAATACCTTGAGTATGCGTACCGGGTCTTTCTTTTTTGGCTTCTATCGAGTGTTTAGGATCGCGGTAGCCAGAGGTAATCGTAAAGGGAAAGCCGCACTTGGCCCGTAATTCATCTAGCATTTCAAGAAACAAGGGCTTCATTTCGTTATTGCCGGTTTCCTGGCAGTCAAACTCTTCAATCTTGAAGTATTTCACCGGAATCGCCGTCAATAGTGGTTTGATTGATGGTTGTAGGCTCTGATTGGGATATTTCAGTACCCCCGACACCCGTGATATTGATTTGGATGGCGGATTTGCCCCCGTTTTGGACAATATCCTTTTCAAATGCGGCTACAGGCAAGATTCGATCCATGACCAGCTTCCACGCCGCAGCTTGGTTCTTGTGTTCATCATCCATCGCGGCATTGAAAATAGAGTCCAAGACCTTACGGGACTTGGGGGAAGCTAGCATACGGGCTTTGTATTCGTTGATAATCCCAGCATCGCCTTTAGGACGGCCAACTTTCTTCCTGCCGCCGGCAGAATTGTGCCGTTTGGCACTTTTACTGGCTATTTCAGCTTTGGTAGGGCCACCACGGCGTCTGGGTTTTTCTTCAAGGTTATCGCTAGGATCAACGTCCATGCGGCCTCCAAGGTTAGTAAGTACTTACGAATACTTCTTTTGTATCGCTTTAAAGATGGCGTAAATGGTTAATACATAAAACGCCAGCACGGACATAGGGATGCCAATATACACCAGTTCCCAAGGCGACAAGAATAATATCTCCCAAGTAAAGTCTATCGCAGACTCTACATCGCTCTGAACAGGGCAGTCATCCACCTAATGCAGCTATTTGCCCATCATAATGACGGAATAACTACCCATCTTGGGCATCTCAGTCTCTTCAGGGGTAGATTTAGCATCATAAGGCGTAGAAAAGCCCGCATCCTGCATAGCCTTGATCTTATCCTTGGACTTCTCGCACATCGAATAATAATCAATGGACTTGTACTCAACTGTATGGTCTTCAGCCATGACTCTTTCCTCAAAATTAATATGTAGTTTAGCCCGCCTTTCCCTCCCTATCCTATACAGGTATTCCGCAATTGCCAACCCTTTTTTATTTCGGCTTTTTTTGTGGGTGGGGGGCAACCACCACCACACCACACGCGCATACCCCCTCCCCCCCCATCAAATCGCCGGCCGGTTAGTAAGCACTAACAAACCACATCGCGCCATCGGCCGCGGATGATCCCGGCGCGGATGCTGTACGGGC